AAGTATTTAAAAAACTTCCAACTTTTTCAATCTCATTCCCAGAAAAAATAAACTCCTTACAATTATTTAAACTATCTTCCTTTAATTTTTCGACTACTTCAATCAGATTATTATTAAGTATTTTTAGCATTTTATCCCTCCATAGTTTAAAGGCATCTCGGCCTATTAAATAGAAGGATAGAGGGGTTATGAGCCCCAATATCCTTAGTCTTCTAGTTGGTTTATTGATTCTTTTAGAACTTCTTGGTTTTCAGATGAAAAAAACTTTAGTTCTTCTGGTAAGTCTACTTCTACCGCTTCTAAACGGTTTATTAACTGTTGAGTTGACAGGAATTCGATAGTTTCACAAGACCCTTGCCAGTCTGAATACTCAGCCCAAGCATAATTATCTTCGCTCCATTTAGCAAGCCTAACATGTGTATGCGCTTGCTGAGCGAAGTTCCAATTATGGCCATCCCATTCATCCATGTTTATCCAGTCCAACTGCTCAAACTGGAATTCTAGTTCGCCATCAGGTTCTTCTATAAAATTGTCAACATGGTTATGACCATCCCAAGCACTATAATACCATTCGGTATCATACTGCAATAGGTCATCTTCTTCAAACTGATTATCACTTAGATATAAAGCAGGTTTTCCTGCTTCTTCTATGTCAAACACACCATAGGCATGTTTGACTTTTGTGTTGAAGAATTCAGACAGCCATTCCGCGATATTATCTGAGAGCCACAATTCTTTTTCTTCTTTTAGTTCTTTGTATTTTTTGTTGACAGCTATTAGTTCTTCTTCTTTGAAACTAGTTTCTCTGGTTTCAAAGATATAAGTGTCAGAATTGTCCCTGAAGTTAATAACTTCTTGGACTTCCGATTTTTCAACAATTGTGTAGTGTTCTATGTGGTCTTCATACAGAGGTTTGACCAGCAGGTAAGTTGTTCGATTATTAATTATGAAGTCCATAGCATCTTTAATACTATCCCTTATACCTTTTTCTGCATCATGTTCTTCTAGTACTTTGTTCAATATTTCTTCTATTTCTTTATCTGTCAATTTTACAGTTGGAAAGTTGTCCTTCCTAACTTGTTCTACATCATCCTGATTCCAGGAAATATTAATTTCATATTTATACATGATTTATCCCTCCAATTGCGTTTTTCCTCGCCAGGAATTTAAGGCTAATAGGGCTGTTATACCCTTATTAGCTAATCTTCTATTTTGAAGTTTTCTAAAAGTTTAATAGCAGAATTAATATTTTTTGTATCTGTTTCTTTGTAGTGGGCATTTAAAGTTTGTTTAAGTGATTCTAAATTTAATATTATTCTATTGAGTTGTACTTTGATGTTTTTTTCGCTTCTTATCAAAGTAAATTGTTTTTCTCCTATTTGGTCTATAATTTCTTTTTTTGAGGTTTTTACAAAACCTCTATTTATAATTTTGCCTTTTACAGCTTGATTCCAAATGTAATTGGTGCCTTGGATTTTTATTAGCCAAACTTTTTCGGAATTGTATGTATGTGGTATTCTGAATATCTTTGTTCTATTATGCCTTTTTATTTTTGATTTTCTCATAATATCCCTCCAATAGTTTAAAGCCATTTCAGGCTATTAGATAAAGCTGTAAGGGTTGTTACACCCTATACAACATAATTATTTCTCATTAGATATAAATAGTACATCATTTTCTAATTCATCAACATAGATATTAAAGACATAATTTTCATCTATGTTGAGCATTTCTATTTCTCCAGATTCTTGGTGATACCAATTGTACTTGCAAACGCTGTTACAGTATTTATATCTAAAGTAGGAATATTTCTCAAATATTTCTTCCATGTTGTGATGATATACTGTTAGAGACTCATTTCTTTTCAATAACTTCTGTGCATCTTCTATTAGTCCTGATAGCACAATCACAGTTTCTTGTTGATTTTCTAAATTTATTGATGGTACTGATATTAACAAATGATTATCAGTATTATTAATATTTACTTTGTCAGAAAAATCTCTGATTACAGTTATTTCTTTAACTTTTTTAAAACTAGTGTGCTGAAAAGCTAGTAATACAAGTTTAATTGTTGATTCATCAAACTTGTCTTTGCTCATGATATTTTGTATCATTATAGACACAAGTTTTTTTATTTCGCTAAATTGCTCATCTTTTATAATTCTGTTACTCATAATATCCCTCCAGTGCGTTTACCCTCGCCAGGGAAATAGCGGTAATAGGGGTTTAACCCCTACTATTACCTAAAATAATGCTATCATTGTGCCCATATCTGAGTATTTGTCTTCTGGTATTTCCCAGTCAGCTTTAGTATATTCTGGTAGCTTTATAAGGATATTAATACCTAGGCAATAGATTATGTCATCTACCACTTTTATAAATTCTATATCTGGAACTCCTAATCTTTCTGGACATATTTGATATCTGACACATCTTAATGCTTTATAAAGTGCTATTCTAGACAAAGGATGTACTAGTTTAAATTTGATTTCTGAGTATGGTTCATTGTCCTGGTATTGCACATTTACACTTCTGACATTTATATCGTGTAATTCTTGCAAAAGTTTTTGTATACCTCTATCAGTTTTAATATAATAATTTTTGTTATATTTTATTTTTAAAACATCTTTATTATTGTATCCCAATATAGCTATTCTATCTGTTTCCGAGGAGAATAGTATTTTTAACCCGCTAAATAAAGCGCACATATGTGTATTGTTAGCAACAAAACTTGACATTATAAATCCCTCCAGTACGTTTAAAGCCCGCCGGCTATTAGATAAAGCTGCATGGGCTATTACGCCCTATACAGCTAGTATTTTAACCAATCATTTTTTAAGTAATCCCTATATTGTTTATTAGTTATGTTAATTTTACAACCTTTGTATAGACTTCTATACATTTTAGGTATTGCATCTGTACCACGGTATTCATCTTTGAAAAATAGGTTTTCACAGCCATTTAATAATAATATATAACCTTTTTTTCTTACTCCACTAGCTGTATATCCTGCGTCGACGTAGATTACAGCTTCATTTCTTTTTATTAAGTCTTCTTTTTTTATGGTTTTTTCTAGAAATAGGCCATCAATAAAACCAGATAGTAATTGTTTGATACCATCACGGTCAATACCTTCTTTATGAGGGCCGTTGAAGAGATATATTTCGCCATAGCAGCTTATACAACTTCTATTATGTTTATCTGTATATATGTTATTGAAAATTTTTGGTACAATTGCTTTTGTTAATGATTTAGTTTCTATTTTTGCTTTTGAGTCATCATAATATGCGGTTAGAAACAGTCTATTATTTTTTCTTATTTCTATTTTAATAGCATTATATTTGTAGTATTTTGATTTTTTCATTATAAATCCCTCCAGTACGTTTAAAGCCCGCCGGCTATTAGATAAAGTTGGAAAAGCTATTAAGCTTTTTCCAACATAGGGCAATACCAATCATGATATTTTATCAGCTCTTTCTCATTTTTATAGTCTATTTCATAGAGAGTTAATGAATGGATACCGCCTGTCAGCAATTCATAGAGGTCTTTTTCGACCTCATTTGACATAGAATATCTTTGTTCGAATCGGTATATTTTACCGTTTTCTGACAACAAGTAGTTATAGCCATCATAATCACTGTATTGGTAGATATAATTACTACTCTCGTAGAAGTCTAAATATAAATCATTTAAGTCATTGTATTCTTCATAATGTTCATCAATATAAGCTTTTAATGTTAATTGTCTTGTTCCTACTTCTATTTCGATAGCATTATATTTATACATAAATCCCTCCAATAGTTTAAGGCCATTACGGGCCATTAGATAGGGCCTGGAAGGGTATTAACCCTTTTCAGACAGTAGCAATTTTATGTCTTTTACAGCTTTTAAATGGCTGGATAAGGCTTCATATAGAGCTATTATGTAACTTGTGTTCTGTTTGTCTAGATTTAATTGTATATACTGGTAATGTTTTTGAAATTTACTTTTTTTAAGTACTTTGTTATCTTTACTTATCAGAATTGTTTGTTCTATTCCGTCATATTTAAAATGTAGTATAGTACTTTGTTTTATTTCTTTTATAAGATTATTTAGTCTTATTCTCATATTTCCCTCCATATTTTAAAGTCCGTAGACTATGATAATACACGCCAGGGACTTGAACCCCGGTTTGGCCTGTTTACCTTCATGTAGCTACATTAGAGCATGTAGCAGCTGTTATACTAGAATTATGTAGCTAGTATAACTTAGGTAGCATTTAATGTTTTGGAGGGAGGGATAACATACAAAGTACTCTATTTGTTGATAGTAGTTGTTAGCTACTACCTAAGTTTTATTATTAGTAGTGTTTGCAAAATGCATAACTTACTACTAAAGTAATAGTACTTTGTCTACCATATACAATTGTCAAAGAGCAATCAAAGAGTAGCAATCAAAGAGTAGCAAGATGTATCCAAGTTGTTAATTATTTCTACTACTAAGATAAGAGAGTAGCAGCAATAATTATATAGAAGTAGCTTAGAGAGCTACTGTATAGAAATGAATTTTGAGGCTAGCGTTGTTGGTCGTTGCTGACATTAACATAATATAACGAAATGTAAAACATGTCAAGTGTTTTTATGAAAAAAATACAAAAAGTATTCAAAAGTAAGCTATGACAGGGATTGACCGCATAATAAAATGCTACCATAAAAAGGAAATACAAGTAGTTTGATGGGTTTTTTCTCTATATGTGTAATTAAATGTAAATGTTTATGTTAGGGAAATACTTGGGAAATAATTACATTTGGAATCTGGTAATTTTCCCGAATACCCATGGAATCAGCCTCTAAAGCTATCATAACCTAGTACTTGGAAGCTTATGAAGTAGTAGGAAGTAAAAGCATACAAACGTTTATTGGTGTTATCTGGTAATAAAGCTTAGTAATGAGTCTTATTCTATTACAGTATATGTATATATAAGGAAGATAACACCAATACCCATGGAGCACGCTAATAGCTTGAATATCAATGTGACACAATTACATTATGTCACATTCGAAATGTATACATATGTACATAATACCCTGTGGAGGTATGGAGGGTAGGCCTACCTGGCGGGCACTACGGTGTAACACTGTCTACAACGGCTTTTGGCGACTGCTACGCCTGTTAAGGCGTGTTACTAGTCACTTTCAGACTCTTACCCTACCCCCCTAGGGTATAGGAGTCCCGTTCCCCCCACACCCACCCACCATCAACTCACACAACTTATAGATTTTTAAAATTTTTTATGTTATAATTATAGAGTAAAAAAGTGATTTAGGTTTAAATATTATAGTATAAACTATTCTCCGACCTTGTATAAGGTCTTTTTTTTATTTCCCGAATTTGATAAAATAGTGGCAATAATTTATAATATAGCTAAATATAGAAAATAAAATATAAGTTAATTTAATTGAGTTTTTTCATTAGCTAAAAACGCACAAACTATATCCCTTGCAATTAAAACTCCAGATTCGCGCACTGATGTGATAAGGAGTTTTAAAGGTTCTTAGTATAAAGGGAGTACGGATGGCCTTTAACCATCAAATCAGGGTTCGATTCCCTGAGAGCCTATCCGATACAAAAAAAGAGGCTTTTAAATTTTTGGGTAAAAAAGGCCCATTTTTTTTGTTGACAATTTATAAAAATTATTATAAAGTATTTCTAGTGATTAACATTTTTTACTTATGGTATCCATGACAGGAATATTGGGATTTAGTGTTTACTTGAATTTATTACTATTTAGGATTTATAATGTTTTAGAATGATTTATCAAAAAAATTCATTGGGGTTTATAATGACATATTAATCTATTTAAAGTTGTTCATGAAATAATAATTTCTATATTATTAATACTAAAAAAGAGCTTTTATAAGGCTCTTTTTTAGTATTAATTTGACATTTTTTCTAAAAAATGATAATATAAATACGGTCGATGAGGGGGCTTTTGTCATTCCCCGAAATAACTAGAAATTAACTAGTTAATTAATTTTTTAAATTTTTGAATATTTTATGAATTATCAAAGCACTACAATTGTTAGTTATTATATTTATTAAAGACACAAAAAAGTTAATATGAAGAACTAAGTTTCAAGATTTGTAAAAAAATTAATATGAAGGACTAAGTTTCAAGATTTGTAGAATAAACTATAATAAAACAAAAGTAAAGTTGTCAAAAAACAAAAGAAGTGATAAAATATACATAGGAGTTTAAGCGGCCGGGGTAGTTTGTAAATAAGTAAATATATCCCGGCCTTAGTGATATAGGTTTAAAGAGTCTTTTGTAAGTATCTTTTTGGTTTGTCGACCGATTACTTACAAAGGGCCATTTCACGGCTGGGTAGTTCAACTGGTAGAACGTCCAAGTAACTTTGTATTTCTATACAAGGTCTTGATGTAGGGGGTTCGAGTCCTCCTCTGGCCTAATAAAAAAGCTCGTGTTTATGTTTAAAATCAAAGCTAATGTATGATCATAAGCACTATATAGGGCTCAGAAGAGCCCTATAATAAGGAAGTGATAGTATGGATAATAAGTATGAATTATACAAAGTATCCGAAGTTACTTACGAAGACTGTATAAAGCCTTTTCTAGATGATTTAATCCAGTTACGAATACAAGGGTTGTCTCCCTTGGAAATATGCCAATTTTTATCAGATAAAAACAAAATACAAATACCAGTTTTCTTACTGTTTGTATATATAGAGAAGTATCCTGACCTTTATGAGGCATGGTATGCTTCTAATTTAATGAGAGTGCATGAGTTAGAAGAAACAGCTTATAGGATAGCTAAAGGTTATAGCTATGATACTTCTGAGGATATCTACCAGAAGAATAAAGATACTGGTGAGAATGAGTTAGTAGGTACAAAAGTTAATCACAGCTATGTAAGGCCTGATGCGAAGATGGTATTAGAGGTGCTTAAGGTACTTCATGGTAATAGGTGGTCTGGAAAGAATACTGATGACCGTAAAATTATAGTAGAATTTCCAAAGGACCTGGACGAATTTGCAGGTTGACTAAGTCTAACTACTTGTGTTAATATTTTGTTTGGAAGAAGCAATTGACCCTAATTTTTTCAGAATAATTAAAAACTCAGGGATATAACTTGTTGTTATTTCAGGAAAATTAACATTAACAAGTAGTATAGTATAAAACAGTCAAGCGGTTTAGGGTCAAACCGCTGTTAAACAATTTTAAGATAAGAGGGAAGTTTGATGAAATATTTTTAAAAAAAACATTTACAAACAAAAGATAAAGTAATATAATGTAGTAGAATAGAAAAGCCATAATAAACATTAATAAGCATTAAGTTTGAGGTTAAACCCTCTAGTATTCTTTAAACATCATATAAAATAAGCAAAAAACTCCTATCAAGGGAGTTTTTTTGGCTTTTAGGAGTGGTATTATGAAAAAAGTAAGATATAGGAAAAGATATACTTCTTCAGGGCTAATAAAATACATTTGGAAAATTTTATGGAGAAAGAGACGTTGATGTAGTTGATATTCCGCTTAGACGGAGTAATACAGCCTAAGCAACGTTTGTTTTTTCTTGCGCGGACTAAATACATAGCTTATGGAGGTGCTAGAGGTGGTGGCAAGTCATGGGCAATGCGAACTAAGTTTGTATTATTAGCACTTAAGTTCACAAAGCTTAAGATACTTCTTCTCAGAAGGACCTTTCCAGAGCTAGAAGCGAATCATATAGCTCCTTTATTATCACTTCTTGAGGGAGTAGCCCAGTATGTAGTATCCAAAAAACAATTTGTATTTCCGAATGGAAGTTTTATAAAACTTGGATATTGCAAGAACGAAAAAGATGCTTATCAATATCAAGGGCATGAATATGATGTCATTGGTTTTGAAGAAGCAACCTTATTTACTGAAAAACAACTCGATTTTATAAAAACATGTCTGAGAAATGTTAGGACTGATTTTAGTCCACGAATCTACTATACATGTAACCCAGGTGGGGTAGGGCACTATTATATAAAAAGGTTATTTATAGATAGGGATTTTACTGAGGATGAAGATCCGAGTGATTATACCTTTATTCCTGCATCTATTTATGATAATCAAGTGCTACTTACTCGTGATCCATCATATATGAAAGTTCTTAATTCTATGCCAGAAGAGCTTAGAAGAGCTCATAGGGATGGTGACTGGGACGCTTTATCAGGGCAATATTTCCGAGAATTTAGAAGGGAAATGCATGTGATAGAGCCTTTTGATATACCTAAGGAATGGTTTAGATATGTAACAATAGACTATGGTCTGGATTGTCTAGCTGCTTATTGGATAGCAGTTGACTACATGGGTTTATGTTATGTATACAGAGAGATACATGAAGAAGGTCTTATAATTTCTAATGCAGCTCAATTAGTTTTGGATAATTGCAGAGGTGAAATGATAGACCAATTTTTTATACCTCCAGACATGAAGTCATCAAGACAGGAAACTGGTAAATCAGCATATCAGTTATTTATAGAAAATGGTATAACTGGTGTAATAGCTAAGAATCAGAGAGTTGATGGCTGGTTGTGCATGAAAGAGTATTTAAAGCCAAAGAAGAATGGTGAGATGCTTGTACCAACACTTAGATTTTTTAAGACATGTAAGAAGTTAGTCAAGCATATACCATTATTACAGAGGGATGATAAAGACCCTAATGATGTAGCTCAAGAACCGCATGAGTTTACACATGGTCCAGATGCTATAAGGTATTTCTGTTCTTCATGGATATCAACTCCGGAGTATGACAGGGAGTATATATCAGGTACTTATTATTATGGAGAGTTAAGAATGAAAGGGTATTCAATTATGGAGATAAGGAAATTAGAGCTTGATGGGCATATAAGGGTAATATATTAAAGGAGGTAGGACCTATGAGTCCAAAGTATAAGCTGTTATTGTTAGACAAGCCACATGATGAAGTAATGAAAAACTACGAAGATTCTTTTGACATAGTCAATTGGTTTGAACAAAATAGTGTAGAAGTAATATATACACATCTCACAAAAATAGCATGGGATAAGTATCCTAATCTTAAGTGCGTTCTGTGTCCTGTAACTTCTGTTAATCATCTAGAACCTATACCAGAAAAAATAAAAGTTATATATCTTAGGGATAAGCAAGTATTATATGACTCAGTATGGTCTACTGCTGAATGGACTGTTACGGCTATGCTTAATCTTATGAGAGCTAATAGAGATGAGCTTACAAGAAAAAAGGTAGGCTTTATTGGATATGGCCGGGTTGGTCAGCAGGTAGCTAATCTCTTAAAAGGCTTTGACTGCGATATTATGTATATGGATGAGTGTTATCCGATATACAATAATAACAGTATAATACAGGCTAAAGAGACTTTAGCAGATAGTATTTATAGTCATGCTGATATTATAACAGTTCATCTATCAGAAAATAATAATACTAAAGGTTTAGTAGGTGCAGAAGCTTTTCAGAAAATGGGTTGGAGAGAAAACTTGCCTTACTTTATAAACTCATCGAGGTCAAGCATAGTAGATGCTAATAGTCTTATACTTGCTTTAACAACTAACACACTAAAAGGCTGTGCTTTAGATGTTATAGACACTTATGACTATGTTCAGAAGAAGCAACTCTATGAGCTCAGGTCAGAGATGGGTAATAGGCTAATAATAACACCACATATAGCGGGTAATTGTGATAACTCAAGGGTATTTACGGATACGCATGTACTAACAAGATTTTTTGATGAGTTAACATTGTTTGAGACTAAGTTAGAGATAGAAGGGCTCAAACAATGTTATAGTTATAATTGTTCAATATGCAATAAAGTTATTGTAACAGAAGAAGAACTTCCAGAAGATATTAAAGTAATATGTAATACTTGTTTTGAGTTAGAAGATAATAAAAAATGGGAGGGGTTTAAATGAAAAGTCCTTGGAGTGAAAAAGTTACACCTATAGGTGCTAAAAGTCAAAGTGAACCTGAATTTTTTATTATGCAGGTTAAAGTGTTTAGAATGGAAGACTATAAAAGCACTGAGGCTTTTGAAAGAGATATAAATAATTTCATTTATAAGAAGCAAAAGGAACACAAGCCAAACCAGATAACTTCTATGCCAGGTGAGGTACATATTCTATATGGAAGTGATTTGTCATGAAATTTATAGCTGATGCATGTTGTAATCACTTAGGTAATAAAATGATTATAAGTCGTATGATTAAGTTAGCTAGTGCGGCTAATATGGATTATATAAAGTTTCAGCTATATGACCATAAAAAGCTTAATCAAAGTTATAGTAAGCATGATGATGAGTATAAGGAATTCTTAAGAACATGCGAAATTAGCTTGGGCACATTAAGTTATATAATACTTAAATGTAGCAAAGCTAATATAACACCTATGTTTACTATTTTTACTCCTGATAGATTAGAAATGATTAAACAATTTCCAATAAAATTCCCACTTAAAATAGCATCTTGTGATGCTAATAAGCCATGGGTTGAAGATGTTGTTAAATTTAATAAAGGTGAGATGGTTGTAATATCATTAGGCATGAGTAGTTATGAAGAAAAGCAAAAGTTATTTAAAAAGTATGAAATAAATCCAGATGTTAGGTTTTTAAGCTGTTTGTCGCAATATCCTTGTTATCCTGGGGATATAGACTGGGATGAAGTTAAAAAACTTAATGGGTTTTCATGTCATACTAAGGATTTAGCTGTATTTAGAAAACTTATTCAAAGAGGAATAGATTTGGTAGAATTTCATTATACATTAAGCAGGAATCTTCCAGGTAAAGACCATAGTTTTTCCCTGGACTATGAAGATTTATGTTATATAAATAATATGAGAGGAGCTGTAGAGGATGAGCAGCGATATAAAAATAGGTTCGTCTAATTTAACACCAAAAGATAAGTACAGTCTTTTTAAAGAGATAACACCAACTAAAGAAATAGTAAGAGAAGTTAAAGAGAAAGAGAATAAGATATTAAAAGAAAGGTGCCCTGAATATGTTGAGGAATTAAATAAACTTGTAAGCAAAGATGAGCAATTATTCTTAGATATAGCTAAGTATAAAAAGAATAAAGTTTGCTGCATAGTTGGATTTGCTCCTAGTTGGAATGAAGCTCCATATGAGAGGAAAGATGTTGACTTTTGGGGCTTGAATGAGCTGTATGGATATCTCAATACTTTACCAGAAAAGCCAGATTTTAACCTCTGGTTTGAGGTTCATGATATTAAGAATAGTCCTTCAAAACAGAAACAGTATCACCAGGATTTTCTTAAAACTACAAATATACCAGTAGTAACTAAGACTCATTATGATGAGTATCCAACTACTATACCTTATCCAGTTGATTATATCATAGATAAAGTAAAAGAAGGGTTCATAATAAAAGAGAATACAACAGCTTTTGAGGATTATTCAAACTCTATATCTTGGATGATAGCTCTTGCTATTTATATGGGATATGAAGAAATATATGTATATGGAGTAGATATGGCTCAGGAAACTGAGTATTTCTTCCAGAGATCCAGCTGTAATTTTTTCATGGGGTTAGCAATTGGGAAAGGTATAAAATTATTAATACCAGCTTCTTGTAGGTTATGTGCTGGTTCAGGCAATCTTTATGGTTTCAGATCCGATAATGCAGGAAGGTTCAGGACAAAAAAGAAAATTGAAGCCCAGGAAGAAACAATAGTAAGAGTACATCAAAGGAATCTTGAACTTAAGTTCTACCAGGATAGGGCAAATAAAGAATTTAGTGATAATACTCTTAAAGCAGATTTAGATGTAAAAATGATAGAGCAAGAACTTAATCAGGCTAAGACTGCTAAAGTAGTAGCACAAAATTTACTTAGATGTTTTGCCGATATGCCAACAGATTTTAATGAAATTAACAAGCAAAAGCCAGGGCTTGTTAATAGGTATCAGATCGAAGTAGAAAATGCTTCAAGGAAGATAGAAGAGTTGAAGAAAGAACTCAAGCAGATACAAGATAAACAGTTTAGAAGAGAGCGAGACAATTATGTTGCTAATGGAGTATACAATGATGAAATGGAGATAAACAAAAATCAAATAAATATGCTTAAAGGTCATGTTGCTGAAAATAATGACTTACTTAATAAAAATCTTGTATGATATAGGTGGTGAGTTCTGTGAAAAGAGTATTACTATTTATAGGCTCAAGGGCTAATTTCGGCAGATTAAAAATGGTTATAGAAGAACTCTTGAAAAGAAATCACAAAGTAGATATTGTGGTAGGTAGTTATAACTTGCCAGAATACCAAGAGCTTGTACAGTTGAAAGTAGACAATCTTCTGTATAATGACAAGGGTTACAACATGTCTACCTCCGTGTCAATAATAGCGGTTTCTTTAGCTTGTTACCTATCGACAAGGGAAGAGTTGTATGATATAGCAGTAGTGCATGGCGACCGATATGAAAATCTCGGATTTGCCATAGCTTGTAGTTATAGTGGGATAATGTTACTTCATACAGAAGGTGGAGAGAATTCCGGTCAGATTGATGATAAGGTAAGAAATGCTATTAGTGCTCTTTCAGATGTTCATTGTGCTGCATCTCAATTAGCCTTTGAGGCTATAAATAGTAGTCTTAAGTTTTTTACAGGCTCACCAGCTATAGACTATGTTAAATCATTAAATCTTTTTTCAAAAAAGCCAACTAAAGATTTTATATTAGCTTTATATAATCCTACTGACAATGAAGACCCAGAAGAATTCAGTAATGCTATAGAAGCTATATCAAAGATGGAGCAAGTAGTGTGGGTCAATCCTAATTTTGATCCTGGTCATAGAATAACTTCTAAAGTTCTTCATAAGTTAGATAGTGTTAAATTTGTAAAAGGGCTTACACCTCCAGAGTATTATAAACTTTTATATAATTGTAGACTTTTGATAGGTAATACTTCATCAGGTATAAAAGAAGGTGCTTTTTTAGAAATACCATATTTATTAGTTGGAGATAGGCAAAAGGGAAGGGAAATAGGTTTTAATGTATTTAAAGTGAATAATGAGAGAAAAGAAATAATAAAATTTGCTACAACTTTATTAAATGCTGATCCTTATGCAGTTTACACAGATGTTTTTGGTAAAGGTGATGCTTCAAAAAAGATAGCTGATATTATAGAAAGGGTGAGTCGAGTATGAGGATTAAACTTCTAGGTTTTGGCGAAGTAGGAAAAGCTATATATACATTATTTGTAGAAGAGCATGAAGTATTTATACAAGATCCAGCTTTAGGGTTAGAAGTTTCTGAATCTACTCATGATAAAGGATTAGATGTACTATTGGTTTGTATACCTTTTTCAGATAATTTCATGATAGAAGTACAAAAGGCAAGAGTAGGGATAGATAAAGTAGTAATTTTTTCCTCTGTTCCTATGGGTACTACAGCTCAAATAAAGAACGCTATACATATACCTATAGAAGGGAAGCATCCGAACCTTGAAAAGCATTTAAAAGACTGGGAAGTACTTGTGGGTATAGATAAGGACAATCCTTATATAGATATTTATAAAGAGCTTATATCTAGTGTGTTTACTATAAATGTGCTTACACCTACAGAAGTTTCAGAAGGTTGCAAGCTTTTATCCACATTACTTTATGGTATACAGATAGAGTATATGAGATATGCAGCTAAAGTATTGGGAGATAATTATGAATACTTTAACCTTTATAATGATGCTTACAATAAGTTGTATAAAAAAGTAAATGTACCAGTATCAAGGTCCTTATTATCACCTCCAGAAGGACTTATAGGTGGGCATTGTGTTAGGCAGAATGCTGAGTATTTAAATTCTTTCTGGTCAGAAATAGTAAAAATGGGTTTAGGTAAAGAGTCTAAGGAAACTATAACTAAAGTTTTACAGGAGGGTTAGCATGTATTGGTGTCTTATTCCTTTTAGAAAGGGCTCGAAAAGAGTGCCTAACAAGAATATAAAATTGTTTAATAATAAGCCTTTAGTCTGGTATACTGCTATGCAAGCACAAGAAGTATTCAAGGATAATAATATTATCCTTGCTACAGATTTAGAAGAGGGGCTAGTTTCATATTTTATACCTGAGGCTATTTGTGATAATTTTCTAACTCATATAAGAAGTAAAGTATCAGATGAGCAACCAGCAACAGAATATATCACAGAAGTAATAGAACATTTTCCGATGAGTTTAGAAGATGATATAATATTATTACAACCTACATGTCCTCTTCGTGAACCGGATGACATTGTAGACGCTTTAAGCATATATGAATTACATAAAGAAACTAATAAGACTTTAGTTTCAGTATGTGAGTTTGAAGATATGCATAGAGCTTATGTAGGAGTAGGAGATGAGGTTGGATCATTATTATTAAGATATGGTTTAAAACTTGAAGAGGAAAAAATATATATAAGGAACAGCAGTATTTATATCTTCAATGTTGGATACTTTATGGAAAATAGAAAAATATTTGATGATAAGGCGTCAGTGTATGTGATGCCAAAATTTAAAAGCATAGATATAAATACTACTTTAGATTTTAGGCTTGCTGAATTTATATATCAAAGACCAAAAAAGAAATTAGGGGGTGAGTTTATCAAATGGAAACCATATTATTGATACTACTACTTATGGTAAGCATAGCAAATTTAGTACTTTTAATAATTAGTTATAAAAAAACAATAAAAAAATATCCTGTGATAAAGCAGGAAAAAGAATCACCATATGATTATGACAAATACAAGAGAGGAGAATTATATTCGAAGAGGTCTGGGAAGGACTGATTTTATGTTCCTTAAATGCTGTAATTGTAGTAAGGTACTTCTAGACGACATCCTTGAAAGTGTTACAATAGATTGTAGTACAAATATTAATAATTTTAAAGAAAGCACACCAAACACTGTACTTGAGATAAAGTGTAGGAGATGTGGTATGTATAATACTATATATCAAGGAGGTGTTGCTGATGTTAAAATATGATGCCCCTTCTGAAAATGCCGAGGGTTGGGCAAAATGGAGAGGGGATAAAGATAAGAAACGTTCAACTCTTATGACCGAAGAAGAGATGCTCCAATCAAATTATTTCATTTCTACTCTTAATAATAATGTTGGGAGTATGCAAGACAAGTATGCCGAATGGGATGAAGTAGAGGAATACTACGGAAATGACCAGGAAGAGCGAGAGAATAGTCCAAATTCGAAAATGAATGCTCTTGTTGCTTCTATAGAAGGTATGATTTGTCAAACAGTTGATAGGGAAATACAAGCTAGTTGTGCTGGTGTATCTGCGGAGGATAATAATTTTGCTACAGTAGCTAAAAATGGACTCAATTGGATTCTTAGAAATAATAAGATGCGGAAAAAAATGAGTTCATATCTCAGGAAGATATATAAATTTGGTCATGGATGGCTTAAGGTAAGCTTTGACCATGACTATGCTGGTGGTTTTGGATTGTCCAAATTTGAAACTGTTCCTTTGAATAAACTATTTATAGATACAAAAATTAAAGATCCTTTAAGGATTAATGAAGCTGAATATATAGTTGAGACAGTTAATCTCTCAAGAACATTTGCTATGGATGTTTATGGAGAGAAAAAGGCAAATGCTATTGATTATGGCTTTAACCAGTTTCGAGATAATGGTGTCTTTAGTGAAGCATATTCGATAGATGATGATGACTCTAATTGGACTCTTATAAGTTGGCTTTCTAAGTGCGGTGGTAAGTTAAGACTTAGAGAGATAACAGCTTGTGGGGTTTTGTTATATGACTCATTTAAACCAGGTAAAAGAAATATAGAGCAGGGAAGAAAGTTAATACCAAAGTCACTATATAAGTATGTTAATGACATTTACCCTTATTTTATAACCACAGAATATCAGCTAGAGGGGGACTTATATGGTTTTGGGGATGGAAGGTTATTAATACCTGTTCAAAAAGCTATAAATGAGATATATGATAAAATCCGTATCCAAATGAGGCCAAATACAGCAGGTGTTGATACTTATTCAGGTATAGACCCAGACTGTATCAATGATAATAGCTTTGAGCCAATACCTTATGATGGTGCAAGATTAGCAGGAAGGCCACCAATGTATGAATTTAAATGGGGTTCGGTTAATGCAGAAATGTTTGGACTTATAGAAGCTTTAAGAACTGAGGCTCAGAGAGTTACAAGGTTTTCTGAACTTATGATGGGTCAGGCTAAAGCTGCTTCTACTGCTACTGAGGCTGCAATACAGCAAGAACAGGGTAGTAGTAGGATTAAGTATGAGAAGGGAAATGTTGAAGATACTTTAGCTGATGCATGTAAATATGCATTAGGGCTAATGATGGAGTTCTCTAAGACAGGAAAGTCTCTAAGGATAGAGCATCCAACAGGTGAGAAAGAATATTCCTGGGTTGACTTTAGAGAAATGGCAGAAGTACCAGTACAAATGCCGACTACACAAGACTACCAGGACAGATATATAGAAGAAAATCCACAGGCTAAACCTCCTGAATTTATGAATGTAGAAGAAAATGGAAAACCTGTAACAAGGGATTTAGATTTAGATATTTATATTTCTGTTGGAGCAGGATTACCAAGAAACCCTGCTTTTGTGTGGAGTATAGTAGAGAAGCTTTCACAGCTTGCAGTTATAGATACAGATGAACAACCTCCAGCACCTAAACCAGCTATAAGTTGGAGTGAGTTGAGAGAATTCATGAGGAATACACTTGGTATTCCAATTAAAGATAATGAAGAGATGAAAAAGTTTGTGGAAGAGTATCGAAAGATACAAGCTATGAAGACCAAGCAAATGGCTGATAGGTCTAGACAAGCCGGAGGGCAGTCAGGTTTAGGAGGTCCACCGCCTATACCAGGAAATGAACAAGGAGGATTACCACCAGAAGGACCAGGAGGACCAGGAGGTAATCAGCCAATGGAACAGCCAGAGACTATGGGTGCTGTTCCAGGAGGACCAGAAGAAGGAGGATTTAATAACCCAGCAGGAGTAGGAGGTATTAGAAATGGCTAAATTCGAACCAAAATACTCTCTTAGCAGATATATTCATGAAGGGAGAGATAAATCTGCTGAGACAGTTTTAGATGAAATATTCAAACTTTGTCTTGAGTTTCATAAGTTTTATGCTGCTGGTAATCATGATGAAGCCATGCACACTTTTGAATTAATAAAATCAAAACTGTTTGAAGAGGGTGATTAGTGTGGACACCCAAAAGAATCAATTATTAATATGTAATTTTCAGAATAATAAGCACCTTAAAAAAGTGCTTACAGATGAGCAGATAGTTAATATGACTATAATAGAAGACAGATTCCCTTTATCTAAGCTGCCAGTATGTAACCACTGCGAGAGTTTAGGTCTCTGGGATAAGGACTCTATAACAGGGAAACCGGTTGGATATTGTAAAAAATGTGGGACAATTTCTACTAAGCCTGTAACTTACAGTACATATCTAGCGAGAGGGTATGATATTGATAAGACTGGAGATAATTTCAGGAGGATGGCTTTAGTAGAAAAGAAAGCTGATGCTTATAGAAGGGCGGTATATCTGCCTGACTTCAATAGATTAGATGGAGGTGCATAATGATTTCAAAGAGTGAATTTTTAAGAAAAATTTTAGAAAAAGAAGAAATATTTAGACCTAGTGATGCTGCTATAAAAGAACAGTTTAGAAGATATAACAAACCATTAGAGTATGAAGAAGAGATGACTGAGTTTAACCAAGCTGATGCTTTAAGGTATTTAAATACTAAAGATATTGCCTATACTAAAGAAGAATTACCTCACAATATGAGTATAAGTCATATGTCTTCTGGTATGTCTACTAGTGCTAAGATATGTAATAATCCTATTATAATGAATAGTACTAGTGCTAAGATGTGTAATAATCCTACTACAGATTATCCATTTTCATTTATCGAAGAAGAGCAACTTACAGAAGATGAGGTTATATGGGATGAAAGTATTTTTGTACAATGCTGGGTATGTAAGGATAAAGATATGAGGGTTAATATATCTACTAACAAACTTGAGTGTAAGTGCGGATTCTATATAGACAGAGAGGAGTATGAGAAACTACTTAGTGATAATTATGTAGAGATAAAGGAGGAGCTTAGTGCTAGGGCTTTAGCATTCAAAACACTTGGGAGGGGGTGAATGCTATGCCATTAAAAAGGGGTAAAATGAATATAGGCCGGAACATCAGAGAGATGAAAAAGGCCGGGTATCCTAAGAGAAGGGCAGTAGCAGCAAGTCTTAATAAAGCTTATGGCCCTAAAAAGGAAGGTGAAAAACCAAAGCCAATATTGATACAAAAAAATAGAAGTACTACAACTATGAAAAGACCTAGTAGAATTAGAAGAAGAAGGAGGTCAATGCTATGACTGAGGAAGATTTTAAAAAAATCACAGGTCAGACAGAGCAAACTAGAGACAAATATTCAAAAAATACAGGCTTAAAACTTATTGATAATAGAGTAGAATCAATAAATAAGTATCCTTACAGAACAACTAAACTTGAGCCACCACCTTTACCACCTATAACTTTTGGTTTTACAGACAGGTATTTTGGTGGTCAAGTCAATAAGATAGCAAAGATACGGAATTCTCCTTGGCATATTCTAGCTGATAAAAATGATAATACACTTGCTTTATATATTCCTAAAAGATACATTTCAGAATTAACTCATCCGGAACTAAAATCAATTTGTACAAGATTCAAAATCAAATATGAACCTAAAGCTACAAAAGCTGAATTAGTAGAAATATTAGAAGCTAAATTTAGTTGACATAACAACATATAAGGGAGTATACTAAGTGTAGAAACACTTTTCGCCCTTTTTTCTAAAAGGGTTTTACTCCTAAATCCATAGGGAGGTCAATTTTATGGATATCAAAAATTTTTTTAAATTTTTATTTTGCGCTCCTTTAATACCTATACTGGGTATTATTATGTCTGATGAAGCAGGCGAAGAAGGAGACTCTGACAATTCTGACACAGATTCCCCAGAGGAACAACCGGAAGAAGGCGAAAACACTGAGACTGATGGCGAAGAAGAAGAGCCAGAAGCGGAAGAACAGGATGAGCCTGAAAGTGAGGGCGAAGATACAGTACCCCTTGCTACATATTTAGAAACGAAAAATAAGCTGAAAGAAGAAAGGCGTAAAAACGCTGAGTATGAAGACAGCAAACTTTCTGACAATGTCAGGAAGAAAAAAGAAAGCATCAAAAACATGTTCATTAAAAAAGGTTACTCAGAGGAAGCAGCTAATGATATGGCTGACTTTGGAGCTGAGTTTCTAGAAGAAATGTCTAGGACGCAGACAACTAATACTGAAAAACTTATTGAAGAAGAGATTCAAGAGCTTGCTAAAGATGATTTTTATTCAGGAATAGAAAATCACACAAGTGAAATTAAGTCTACAATTTCTAAGGCCAAGAATGCGGGACTTAATATGACTGTAGAGCAGGCTTATTTAATGCAGTTTGGAAGTAAGCGGAAATTAAAAGAAGCTATAAGGAAGGAAGAAGTTATTGAGGCTTCTAGAAAAGACAAGCCTAAAACTCCAACTGTTCCTACAGCTTCTAATACTAAGAAAAGTAATACTTACAAATTAGACGAATATGATAGAAAGGCTCTTAAAATGCTTCAAGAATCTCAGCCAGATTTTAAATGGACTGAGAAGAAGTATTTTGATGATGTAAAAAATAGGTAAGGGGCTCTCCTTAAGACCCCTTACATAGGGAAGGGGTTGTAAGGATGCCTGCAAATTATTTTAATCCTGTAGGATGTTATGACAAGAATCTAGTCAGAGCATTAGTTGGTTCAACTGATACAATCTATTCCAGTGATATTGGTAGAGTTCTATTTAGGTCTTCTAACAGAGTGGTGTTAGGAACTGGGGGTAGTTCTTTTTCAACATCTTTAATGGTAGGTTACTTATCCCAGGTTGATGGTGGTTCTGCTGGTAGTTCAGGCGGTTCTACTACTTATGTCTATTATACAAAATTCAATCCAACAAAACCTATAGAAGTTTCTTATACAACTGCTTATGGTGGAGGCCATCCATCTGATACAGATATAGGCAGTTATTTAGGGTTGTCTACTTATGCTGCCTGGGATGGTGCAAGAATAGATATGGGTAATATAGGTAATGAACCTGGGACATCTGATGCGAGATTTTTCCAAATGACTGGTTACTCAACAAATAGGCATAAAATGTGGGGTTATCCAGTAAGAAACAGTTCTGTAATAGCGTGGTAGAAAGGAGATGCTAGTATGGCTTATACTATAACAACAGATATCTCCAGGATGCTATTAGCAGGACAAAAGGAGATATTTACAAGAAATTTTAATGCATACCCAATTGAATATCCTTGGTTTACTACACCTAAAAAGGCTGTAAAGCAGACTGAAACCTATGATAGCATGGGTAACTTAAAGGCTGCTGGAAGAAAAGTCGAAGGGGATGCAATTACTTATGGTAAGATAACTCAGGCTTATCAAACAAGTATAACTAACTATACTTGGGCGAATGGTTTTGAAGTTACTATAGAAGCAACTAAGTATGACTTATATGGTGTTGTTAATTCAGCAAAAGCAAAAGAATTAGCAAGAACCATGAGAGCATTAGAAGAAGAAAATGCTGTGTATTGGGTAGATAATGCTGCTGCTGTTAATTTAGCTGATGGTGTACCTTTAGCGTCAGATAGTAAACCTTTAACAGATAGTTCAGCTACTAATGATACTTTAGCTACATCTTCAAGTATAGCAGTACCAGACAATCATAAAACAGTTATTAATATGTTCTATGCTTTTAAGAATCACGCTGGTGGACCTATGATAGCAAGACCTAATAAAGCTTTAACACATTATGTAAATCAGATGACTGTAGAAGAAGTTTATAGGTCTATGAATAAAGCTAATGAGTTCAGTAATACTAAGAATATACTTCCAAAAATTAGCTGGGGTTACAGTACTTATATGACTTCTCAGACTGCTTGGATGATGTGGGATTCTTCATATGAGCATATATTAATGCAATGGTTCATGAAAACTGCTTTTGATGCTGACACTGATAAGATTTACACAAAGAATATGTATTTCAATGCAATAGCTATGTATAACTCAGGCTGCTTGCCTAACATAGGTATTGTATATAATGCCGGTGCGTAGAGGGGCTAGACTCCCAGTACCTTCTTGAAAGGAGGGTGTCATATGCCTAAAAATGTGCTAGGTACAACTTTAAGTACTTCATATCATGGAAGTACTGATTATAAAATTTTTGGAACTAAAGGTGAATGCTATTTAAGGTATGTACATGAAGATGTATCATGGTCAAGTTCTGGTCTTGATATTTCAACAGCAGGTAATCATGGTCATACTCTTATAACAATGGGTGGTACAGACCCAACTACTGCTGTAGCGTTACTTAGTTTAGCAGCGCCCGTAGCTGGATGTTCTAAAATTGTTACACTTGCTTCTACTGCTGCCCATATAAACAATGTTGATATTGATTTAGGTTCTGGTGTAAGTGTTGGTACATCAGATAATAGATATATAGCTTTTTCAAGTTTAGCTTCAAGTTACCAAAGTATTTCTCTTTTAGGAGTATCAACAGCAAAATGGATTGTACAAAGTGTTAATTCAACAGCATATTTCGGAGCTGCGACAGGTATAAGGTCAGCAGCTACAGCAAGAACTACTGCGTAGTTTATACAGCCCCGAAAGGGGCTTTACTTATATTAGGAGGTGTAATTTATGTATGTAAGAGAGGTTTATAAAAAGTTGTTGTCCGCGATACCAGAAAATATACCATCATCGGATAGTACAAGTTTTAATTTTACTCAAATAAATAGTACTACTTTATCTATTTTTCCAGGTTCTACAACTAAAATATTTGGTAGAAATTATGGGGTTACTATAACTGCTACTACTGGTGGGCTATACATACTACCATCTAGTTATACTACTACTCCTACGGAACCAACCTCAGACAATTCATATTACATGAATGAGGGTGATGTATTAACACTTAGAGTACCTTATTTTTTAAGTGTGAAGGGTGATTCTACAACAGCCGCTTATAAGGCTGCTATTTGGAGTGATGAATAATGGATAAGACTTTAGCTCAGTTGTTAGCATGGGTTGATGAATCAGTACCTAATAGGATACCAACTACATCTAAGCTTAGATATATAGCTGAAAACCTTGGTGATTCCATGTTTGCTAAGTATAACTCAGCTAAAACTTGGTATGACACTTATACAGTAGCAGATCAAGCAGAGTATAACTTACCTACTGGGATAAGGGTTACAGATCTTATATATGTTGGAGTGTCTGGTACTACCTATAATACAACAGATGTAATTGGGACTTCAACTCCTTTTAATGAGTATAAATATGCTGGTCTTAGGGATGATAAAAGTCCAAGTTATACAGATTATACAACTCAGATCGCTTTAGTGCCTGCTCCAGATGATGCCTATCATATGAGGCTGATATATACACCTCAGTATAGAGATATGGGTTGTGAGTTAACAGATTCAACAACAATTATATCAGCGGACACTCCGCTTATTAACTGGTTGCAAAGCAAAGTTGCTGCAAGAGTCTGTAAGAGTATGGCTTTTCCAAGGATAGACTTAGGTAATAACTATGAGATAGATGCTGAAAGTTATCTGGGTGATGCCAGGCTTAATTGGTATAACAATAAGAGAAGACTTAGCAAGACAAATATAGGTTGGAGAGATTGGTGGTGATCACATGTTATGGGATGCTATTTCTTCAAAAAAAATAATAATAACTATGGGCCATGGTCAAGGTATTAATAAGTATAGAGACAATGAGCTTGAACTTAACAATGAAGAATTAACAGATTCCTTAAATATGTCTGCTGACGCATATCCAGCTATAAGGACAAGAAATGATAGAGATAAGATGGAATTACCACAATCTACTAAAGCTATATGGGGTATGGGTAAAAGGTATAATACTTATCTTCATGTGCTTGAGGATAATACATGGAAGTATGCTGAACCTGGAGCTACTTCATGGGCTAATATATCCACTGAAATAGCAGCTCCGGGATTAGCATCTTTTGTAGAATTTAATACACAAACTAAAAGAGTTACTATTATAGCTTATAGTACTGGTACAGTGTACAACTCTTATTGGGATGGTGTTACTTATTCTACGTTTGCTGATACTAATGCACCAAGAAGTAACTTGTACACTGCACACAGATATAGACTGTACGGAGTTGAGAATGATGGGAGAATGCTTAGATATTCTGCACAAGGTGACTGGACGGACTTTACTACTGCTGATGATGCCGGATACCTAGATATAACAGAAGTTCAAGGTGCTATAACTGCCATAACTACTTTTGCTGACCATCCAATAGTTTGGTCTGCTAATTCTATGCATGAATTATATGGAACAGGTCCAGACAATTTCGAACTTGTTAACATTTCTTATACAATAGGCTGCGTGTCAAGATTTGCATATACAGAGCTAGAGGGAAGACTATTTTGGATGGACTACAGTGGGATTTATATGTACACAGGTGGTCTACCTCGAAAGATAGCAGAAAAAGCCAATGGTCTTATTGAGAAGATTAATTGGAGTGTTAAAGAACTGATAAGAGCTGGGGGTATTGATGGGAAGATATACTTCGCCATACCTTATGATGGCAGTACTACTGTTAACAGGCTTTTAGTAATAGATCTGGTTGATGATAAAAGGGCTCCTTATGTAGTTAATATGGAAGATGGAAGTTGGAATAGTATCACCAGGATAGGCGAAAAATTATATGGTCTGGATAGTACAGGTTTTATATGGGATTTGCACAGTACTAAAATAACAGGATATGACAACAGTACTGCTATAAGCTGGAAGTTTGAAACTAAACCTTTCACAGATGAAGTAAGTAATGAAGTAGCTGTAAGAGATATATGGGTTAGACACCAGTCAGGTACTACAAATGCTACTATGCAGCTTGGATATACTACAAATAATAATAGTACTACTTATACTGTTCTTGGTGCTTCATCAGATTTTGTTGCGGTACCTTATGAAACAAGGAAACAAATTTGTCCAACTCCAACAGATTTACAAGGTATGGGTTATATGAAATTTAAGTATTCTGGAACTGGTCATAAAAGAATTTCAGGTACAAAAATAAATCTTATAACATATGGTGAGGTGGTTTAAATGTCTGAAATGGTTAACCAGTTATATTCCTTTGATGAAGATGGTATCCAGAGACTTACTAAAGACCTTAACTATATGTTCCAACACTTGGATGAAAAAAATGTCAGAAGACTCTATACAGAGTACTGTGAGATAAGCAGTAAAGATGGAGAAACAGAAATAGACGGACCTTTACTTGTTATGAGGGCTAGTGGTTCTGCGGTTGTAAGACTTAAAGCCGGTTGGGATGCTGCTGCTGGTGAATTTGTGTTTAACCTATATGACAAGACTGGAAACCCTGTTATAGAACTTGATAGTACCGGGGATGCTGTATTTAGAGGAAGTATTAATACTGATGAAGATATATATGTAGGTAATAGAATTTTTGTTGGTTGGAATGAATCTACAAACATACCACCAGCGGCTACGCTTTCTACAAGGGGTATATACTTTATTGAACCTGGTACAACTAAGTATATGGCGGCTATATATAGTACAAATGTACAAAGCCTTATAGGTACTACATATCCTGTATATGAGTTTGAAATGGAAACAAGTAATGCTATGAATATAACTTCTAAGAATAAAAGTAGGTATTACATGTATGCTGGTTATGATGGTGCTTCAACAGCTACTATAAATAGTACCGATAAAATGTCTTTTAGAGCTTTTAATGGTTTAGCCTTCTTTAACACTGAACATAATGAGCATAGTACTGCTAAAAGAGGTACTTATATAGGAGAGGATAATCATGCAGTATATCTAGGTAGTTATGACGATTATTACAATCAAGTGACTAAAGTAATAGACCAGGAACAAAAATACATGGACAATGAATTAAGGTATTACTTTTCCCACAACCAAAGGTTTATAGCAAGTCCAACATCAGACTGGCTAAGAAATGCAACAACTAATGTGACACACAATTATTCTACTAAGACTATAACAAGTACTAATAATATATATTTTAGGCTATCTGATACAACAATAAACACTTATGCGTCTATGGAAAGTACTATACCTAATCGAGATTTAACAACTTTCCCTGATGGTTCAAGTGCGAGTACAGATGATTTTATTGTGTTTATATTTTATGCTTACAGCACAAATATAAATCCAACTCATGGCGTGTATATCCACTTAGGTACCAATAATGCAAACTACTATAGATACTATCTTACTAGTACTAATGGTGATGAATGGACTACTGGTTGGAATCATTTATGGCGTAAAATAGGAGCTTATGAGAGCGCAGCAGGAGCACCTACACTTAATAATATATCATGGGCAAGAGTTGGTATAAGAGGTCAAGGTGATACAACAGCATCAATTGTCATGGACTATATGGGTATCGCGAGAGCTAATAGTACGGATGCTACTGCTTATAATACTTTTCAGAGGTATACCAGTAATGGTGTTACGGAAAACCAAAAAGTTTCTTATTTTGGTGAAGTATTTAGAGAGCATGAAGGTGAACCAACGCTTTGCCCAGTTAATATTAATGGATATGCAATTACTGATACTCCTATAAGAGGTGCCGTACAAGACTTTGATGTAGAAGTTCAGGGGTACTCTTTAAGGAGTAACTATGCACCTACATTAACAGCTTATTTTGACGCCGATAATTACAGTATCGCCGAAATGACATCTGGTAGATTACGTGTTAGAGGGTACCAAAGTGGTAGTACTTTTGGTGATTATATAGATTGTAAATCTTATTCAGCTTATGAAGATATTCATTTAAAGTTTAAAAGACAAGCTAATAAATGGACAGCCGCTTTTTGGACAGATGGTGACGCTGAAAGTTACAGGGAAGTTACTTATTTTAATGGTCCTACTACTAGATTAGATTATGTATATCTATATTTAGGGCATTCTGATCTAGACAGTGGTGTGAGGATAAAAGATATAAAACTTAAAAGATATAACTCATATTAGGAGGTGACTTAGATGCCAACTTATGAACAATTATTATCTAACTTACAACAAGGTTTTGCGGGTCAAGACTTCACAAGTTATGCTCAGAATCAAGGAATACCTGTAGCTTATAATCAAGATTTAAATAGGCTTTTAGTAGGTAATACTCCTGTAAACATGCAAAATTTAGGTCTTGAAAATCAGGAGGGTAAATTATATGGGAGTGAAACTACTTATCAACAACTATTACAACCTTATTTAAAAACAGGTCCAACAGATATAACACAGCTTAAACCTTATGAAACGCCTGAATGGATTAAACAGTATATGAAAGATATGATAGCTGAACAAGCTAGCCCTTGGGAATATAACATGGAGGAAGACCCTTCTGTTATAGCAGCTAGGGAACAATTAGAAAACTCAATGGCTGAAATGACAGGTAAAAGAGGGTTTTTGTATGGTACAGCTCAACAACAACTTATAAACCAGGCATTCAATAAAGTTGCTCCTATGTTTGAAGAAGTAGCCTACCAGAAACAAGCAGATCGGTATCAAAGGCAAATGCAGTTAGCTAATACTATCATGCAGTGGGATGACATGTTAGCTAATAGGAAAATGGCTGAGAATGAATTAGTAAAAATGAAAGCTGATTTTATGCTTAGTCTTAACCAAAGGGATTTAGAAATATTCAAAGTCATGCTTAATCAGAGAAGATTTAATATGGAACTTGAATTAGATGAGAAAAGGTTTGATCTTGAAAAAAGAAAACAAGAAATGGATTTAGCTTGGAGAAAAGTTAATGAGCTTGGATACGCTGACAATGAAGCTGCTGCGATATTAGGAGTTAAACCAGGTACAGAAGCCGGATGGTCTAAAAAACTAATACTCCAGCACAAACAAGAAATTGAAACTATGAATAAGAAAAATCAGTATGACATTAAAATGTTATCTGTCAATAAAAAAATAGAGATGGATTTAATAAAAGAACAAGAGAGAGTAAAAACAGAAAGTCAAATGAGACTTATGGAAGTTGAATACGGCTTTAAAACTGCAATTGTTGAGGTTGAAGAAGTTTATAGAAGAAAATTAGAAGCTAAAAGAGAAGCAGAAAGAAAAGCAGAAGAAGCAAGAATCAGAAGAGAAGAAGAGGCAAAAGCTAGAGCAAAAGCAGAAAAAGAAGCTAAAGAAGAAAACTTTGACATACAGTATAAAGGTATGCTTGCCAGACTTAAATCGTCTTATGTAAGGGATGGTTATATACCAGAAGAATATCAAGAAGCTGCATCTAAAATGCTATATGATAATTTAAAAAATGGGACTATTGATAATGCTGTGTATAACAGACTTATAGCCGAATATTGGCTAACAGAATATACACCTAAACCTAAATATAATGAACCTTTCCCTAAATTAGAAGGAGTATCCGATTTTAATATGTGGGCTTTGAATTTAAGTAGAAGCTATTAGAAAGGAGGGTTATTATGGCTAATGATACTGCTCTATCTGCTTTAAACTCAGACTTATTATCACAGATACAAAATTTAGGTGTGCAACCCTCTGACACTTTAACTTCTGCTTTACAAAGTAATGATGCTGTAGCAAATTTAACTAGTCCTTATAAGTTTAGTGACTGGGCTAGTGCTAAAGGATATGAATACAACTATGAGCAAGGAACAGATACACATAGTATAAATGGTATAACTATACCTAATAATATTATGAATACTCTTCAAGGAGATTATGCAACACCAAAAGTATATGAAAATATATTAACTTCTTATAATGATTTGTTAAAGCAGCAGCAAGAACAACAGCAGCAACAAGCAATAACTACCACAACAGGTGGTGAAGCTGCTAAATCTAACTTAGAAACCGGTGAGTATGTATCACCATACCAACAGCAGCTACAAGAAATATTAGACCAATTAAACCAGTATACGCCCTACCAAACCCCCGAAGAATTAGAACAGTATGTTTATCAATTATTACAATCAGCAAATGAACCTTTTACTTATGACCCTTCTACTGATGCTGCATTATTATCAGCGCAGCAAGAAGCAGGGCGGCAAATAAGAGAAGCTGCTGGGGCTAAAGGTACATTGTATAGTTCTGCGACACTTACCGGAGCTGCAAAAGCTAAAGGAGCTTTGATTCCAGAATATGAGCAAAAAGCTTACAGCAGATTTGCTGACCAGAAAAACAGAGAAGTTAATATGATAACAACACTTATGAAATGGGATGAGATGCAGGCTGATAGGTACAATGACCAGTTGGATCTCATTAAGACAAAATTTGATTATATTATGAACTTAGAGACTCAAGATTTTGAAAAATTCCAACTTATGTTAGAACAAAGGAATTTCCAAAAAGAATATGACTTAGAAATGCAGGCATTACAATTACAAAGAGAGATACAAGCTATTGAAGAAGCTTATGCAAGAGTAGATGCATTAGGTTATGTAGATAATGAAGCTGCTATAGTTCTTGGGATGCCTGTAGGTGAAAAAGCAGGCTGGGTAAAACAGCTTGAGTTAGAACATAAACAAGAATTAGCAAGAATTAAAAAAGAATATGAGAATGAGAAAAAACTTCAAAAATCACAAGCTAAAATAGAAAAAGAATTAATAGCTTATAAAAATAAATTAGAAGAAGCAACTAAGAAAAAATTAATGGCTGAACAATATAAATATGATAAGAAATTAGCTAAATATAAAGGTGAACTAGCTTTAGGTGGAAGTATTAAAGGAACTGCTGGTATAGT